AGCTTTAAGGTCTTGAGCTAATTCCATAGTGTATTCTGCTTTAAGAGCTCTTGATTTAGCAGTTACAGTTGATTTCTCAATTGAGAAAGCCATTTCAGCGAATGCATTTGAAGATGAATCTCCTAACGCTTCAGCTGTTCCTGTTGACATTGCTGTACCTTTAGTGAATGAACCAGCAGGGCTGTCGTTCAATACTGCAGGGTTAGTACCAGCGTGACCACCAGAATCTTGTCCAGTAGTTGAGTCTCCAGCAGCGTTTCTAGCTGAGAAGTCTGTGTCTGCTTCGTCAAATAACGCTTCAGAAGCATTTGCTTGTGAAGTGTATTTTGCTCTCATAGCAAAGATTAGTCCAGTTGGACCAGTCATTGGTTGAACACCGCAGATGTCGTATGCTATAAGATTTGGCATTGCTCTTCTTACTAAAGAAATTAGGATTGGGTCCCAATTTTGAATGTAAGATGCGTCAGTACTGTTCGTTGGAGCAGCTTCTGACATAAATGCTCTATCTTCTTTAATTGCTCTTTCTTGGTTTTCCAAGATAACAGCAGTGACTGCTTGTCTGTAGTTATCCTTTACCTTTGGGAGTTCAGGATGTTCTAGGACAGGCTGCCATTTTTTTACTAATTGTTCAGATAAGTACATTATCGTTCTCTCCCGTTACTATTTAGAACCGAGTTTAATTCGGTCTTTTGTTTTACTAATAGCGGCCGTATAAGCAGCCATTGCATTAGACAGATCAACATTGGCTGTATCACCATCTGTTGCAACTGTGTCAATTTCATCTTTTGATGAAACTTCTTTAGAACCAAAATAAGACTCTTTAATTGTCTTTACTTTGTTTCTATATTCTTCAGCATTTGTATAATCTACTTCTTCAGCAAGTTTGTTAAACTTCTCTTTGTTAGTTTCTGGTAGATCAGATGCTAACTCATCAACAATGTCTTGTTTAGTTAATTCACTGTTTGATTTGTTTAGTTCAACATTTTTTTCGATTTGCTCGTTTAATTTCTTTTCAAGCTCTTCTATTTTACTTGCTTGGTCTTCAAGTACATCATATTTTTCATCTGGAACATCAATGTAGTGGTCTTCAAATAATTTTTTAAGACCGCTTATGAAGTCCTCAGCAATTTCGCCTTTGATACCTTTTTCAACAGCTAACTCGTTGTTTTTCATCCACTCTTCCACAACATAGTTTAGGTAAGAGTCAACTTTTTCAACAAGTTCTTGTTTGAAAGTATCTGTTTCTTCTTTAAGCTTTTCAGCAGCTTTAACGTCAATTTTTTCTTTTTCTGTTTTCAGTTTTGCTCTGATTGCAGCTTCAAAAATTGTAGCAGCTTTTTGCTTAAATTCTTCTGTTAAGTCTTCGTCACCGATTAAAGCTTTAACATCATCTGAAACATCTAAAGTTTCTTCTTCAGCTTCTTCTTTTTTGTAAGATGCTGACATATCTTTTTTGTCTTCTTTAGATTTTTTCAGCGCTTTAAGAGCTTCAGGTGGCATTTCGCCTTCCTTAACTTCTTTTTCAGCTAATGTTTCTTCTTTCGGCTCTCCTTCTTCTGCTTTCATACTTTGACCAGGATGTGCAACTTTAGTAGTACCAGCACTAGTGTCAGGTTTGCCACTTGCGTCACCATCGTCAGCCTTAGCATTTACGGCATCAGAAACTTTTTTTGATTTTTTAGTAGCGTCTGGATTACTGTCTGTAGGTTTAACCACAGCTGCACCTAAATCTTCGTAATTACTCATACTAGCAATTTTTGAAGGTTCAGCTGCTACAGCATTCTTTTTAGGAGCATCTGCTACAGTTGCTTCTGTAACTTCTTGCTTTGACGCTTCTACTTTTTTTTCTGTATCAGCCATTGAGAAATCTCCTTTATTAATTTTAACTAGTTAAAATATCCCTCGTTGTAAAGATATTTATAACTTTACTGTTCTCTAATTACAATTTTTTCAAAAAATCTTCAAATATAGCCGCTTTTTTCTCGGCCAATTCGTGTCTTTTTGTTTTAATTAATTCTTGTTTCCACATCTCTACATCTTTTTCAACAAGAATACCGTTGTCCCATACCCACTCTTTGCCTTCTCTAATACCTTCAACGAATGCATCAGGAGCTGACGGGTCAGCGACTATATCAGCGGCAGTAGCGAGGTAAAAATCACTTCCTACTACGTTTCCACCACCTTTTTGTTCTAATGAACCCATACCTCTACTTGAAACACCTAACTTAGCGCCTTCATCTATAAGACTTTTAACAATCTTACCGTATGGAGTATCCATTATTTTGGCTTCACCAATAAAGTTTTTGCCTTCTGGATAGAGTTTTTTAATCATATGTGAAACTCTTTCCAAGTTTACAGTTGGTCCATCAGGATGTCCTAACTCACCAAACGCTCTGTTCTTATTGATAAATTCTTGGTTGTATCTTTTAACTTCCCTAGTTAAAACTTGATTAGGATATACTCTACCATTTCTGTTTTTGATGTCAGATTGTAAGAATATTCCCTTAATTTTGTATTCTTTCTTACCGTTAGTTTCTTCAACTAGGTATTCTGCCTCGTTAATTTCTTCTCTAATTAGTTTCATTTTAACTCTCTCTTTAAATGTCTAACTATTTATATATTTTTTTATCTAAACTCAACAATAATCGTATAAGAATCGTTATTTGTAAAGTTCTTTGTTGATAATAAAACATCACCTGTCGGTGTAGTAGCATTGTTTACTATTTCGTCACCAGGAGTTCTCAAATCCCAATAACCTGTACCAGATAATACTAATGCCGTAGCGTTAGTTGCACCATCCCAAATTATTTCAACTGCGCCTCTTGTACTAACAGCGTTTACTGACCACCATATTTTACTAATTTTTCTATTACCATCTTCGGTCATAAAAGTTAACTCTGAAGCGTCAACTTTTTTGACTAGACTTTCACCAGTACCATCTGATAAGTTTGTTAATTTAGTAACAAATTTTACACCAGAAGTATCTGCTATAGTTTGTGTTGTAACTGTATCAGCCATTAATTAAAACCTTTTACCTTTTGTATTTCAAGTACAACTTTAAATTTACCTGTACTTGATATACTTAAATTATTTGTTCCTCTAATTCTATCTTCATTGGGTTTCATTCCCCAATTACCATCATTTTTTAAATTCAAAATGTTAGTAGTATCATTTTCAAAATTTACTACCATACTTCCATCAACTTCATATAATATATTTGATAAATCAATCTCTGGACTACTAGTTGCATTATCAAGTGTTGACAAATCTAATAATGTTTGTTCTTCTAAAGCCTTATTAGATGTAAACAAAAATATAGCTTTGTCGTTTGTATCAGAAACTTTCGTAGTCTTCAAACTCATTAGCTTCTCGGTGATCCAACAGCGTGTGCTTTAGACGTACCACAAGTAATTTTTTCACCTGGATTTTTTTCTATGATGATTGACATACCATTTTCTAAATAAAATTTTCCTACTTCTGTAGAACCATCTGATTCAAAGAGTGTGCCAGTCACATCATTAGTAGCTACTATTCTAACAAACACTGCTCTACTAAAATCGTTAGCAGATGGGTTTGTTACAACATCGCCTTTAACTATAAATGTTTGTGCCATTTTTTCTCCCTATTTGTATTTCGGCGATACTCTTTTCTTACCATCAGAACGAGGTATCAACCCTTTTGCTTTTAAATGTGTTATATCACCAAACCCTGCTTTACCCGCTTTGTATCTTTTCATAGCGTCAGAAGTGTTAGGTGGTTGTTCACTTAACTTTAATTGTTCGTCAACTTCTTTATCAAAGTAATCGTACAATTTAATTTTATCTACATTATGAAACTCTGCTATTTTATCAACAGCGTTTTCAAAATTTACTATGATGTTACCATCGTTTTTAATAATTTTAAAAACATCATTTACAGCCTCTTTATATAAAGGCGATAAATTACTGTAAGCTACAGAATTAAAATCGTTTTGATTTATAATGTTACTTACTTTCTGGTTCATCAGCTTTAACTTCTACCTCAGGTGTCGCCTCAACCTCTGGCTCAGCTTTTACTTCTGGCGCAGTTGGTTCAGTTCTTGGCGATGGATCAGCAACCTCTGGTTTAGGGTCACTAATTGGTTCTGCTTCAATTTTACTTTGAAATAGTGTGTTAGCTATTTCTTTTCTTCTTGCTTCTAAAGAGTCTCCAACTTTCATTCTTAAAGCATCTTTAAAAGCTTCACCAGCACCGTCTTGGTTTCCATTTGATAAAGCATCTATGAAATTTTTAACTTGTTCGCTCATCTGTATCTCCTATTTCTTGTTGTGGATTATCAGCTTTTTCTTTATTAATCTGACTATCAATTTCATCCATTTCTCTTTCACTTTGTCTTAATATATGTTTTCTAATATATTCTTTTGAGTAAAATGTACCGATATAATCTCTCATCATATCAGCTAAAGATAATCTATCTTTTAACATTTCACTTTGTTTTAGTTCAGCAAAGTGTCCGTCTTGTAAAAAGTCATATTGAATATTTGCTAGGATTACGCCCCAATCTTCTTCAGCTATAACTCCTTTTAAAATTAATTGAGTTCTTAAAATATCGTTAAAGAGTTCAGTAAATTTCTTTCTTAATCTTTGTACAAATTTTGTAAACTTCA